CGGTGGCGAAGATCCGTTGGTCGCGCTCAAAGAGAAGGAGATCGAGCAGCGCGCTGCTGCCGATCAGGCGAAGATCCGACTCAACGAACAGAAGTTGCAACTCGAACAGCAGAAGCTGCAACAGTCAACGCAGATCGATCGAGAACGCCTGCAATTGCAGGCAGCACGGCAAGGAGGTTGATATGCCGCTCAAACGTGGCTCAAGCCAAAAGACGATTAGCTCAAACATTGGTGAGATGGTTGGCTCCTTCAAAAAGAAGGGCAAGATCGGCACCAGCAAGCCTAGCAGCGTGAAGCAGGCCACCAAGCAGGCGGCAGCCATTGCGTATTCGAAGGCCGGCAAGTCGCGCAACATGAGCAAGGGCGGCGTGATGGGCCCTGCCAAAGTCGTAAAGAAGAAGGACGGCAATCGCCCAGTCAAGATTTATTAAGTTGAAGCGCTTCAGGGGGTGCGCAAAACCCCTTGCTTTTCATGGAACCCCACCATGCTTGAATTTGCAGAAGCAGTACTGAAAGAAATCAGAAAGCTCCGTGAGAGCTCTGAGAGCATCGTCCTTAACGGCAGCATTGCCGACATGGAGCGTTATCGCTTCATGATGGGTCGTCTCGAAGGGTTAAAGCTGGTTGAGGATTCCGTGCGGGATTTGCTGAAGAAGCACTCAGATGACCGGTTTTAACCTGACAGGAGACTTATGAGCACGAAAGTCAAAGAGCTGACCGCTTTAGAAAAGAAGTGGCAGGAAGAAGAAGCCACCAGAGTTCCGACTCTGGAGGATGCGTACACCAGCGAAGGCCTGAAGCCGGAGAAGTTGGACGAGTCCGTGTTGGACCGCATTCCAACGCCGACCGGTTGGCGTATCGCCATTCTCCCGTACCGTGGTGCGGATAAGACGAAGGGCGGTATCGCGCTTGCCGAGGAAACTCAGCGCAAGCAGCAGGTCAGCACGGTGTGCGGCTACGTCCTGAAGGTAGGTCCGCTCGCTTACAACGACGAGTCGAAGTTCCCCACCGGCCCGTGGTGCGCGGTCGGTGATTGGATCATCTTTGGCCGTTACGCCGGCGCGCGTATTCCTATCGACGGGGGCGAGATTCGCCTGATCAACGACGACGAGGTGCTCGGCAAGGTTGCCGATCCCGAAGACGTCCTTCACATGTGGTAACGGAGAGATCGTATGAACGAACAGCTAGAATTTAACGTTGGCGAGGACGAAGTTCCTGCCACCGTGGAAGTGGCTGAGACAGGCGAGGCGAAGGTCGTTGAAGAAACGTCCGAGCCGGTCAAAGCCGAGTCGGCCGCCCCGGAGAAAGAGCTCGATCAGTACAGCGATAACGTCAAGAAGCGTATCGACAAGCTGACCGCGCGCCTGCGCGAGACGCAGCGCCGTGAGCAGGCAGCCTTGGAGTATGCCAAGCAGGTGCAATCTCGTGCGCAGCAGCTTGAGCAGCAGTATCTCAAGAGTGACGAAGAGCGTTTGACGGAGGCCAAGGGCCGCGTTGAGACGCAGGTCGTGGCGCTCAAGCAGATTATCCGCAAGGCCCGTGAAGAGGGCGACGTGGATACGGAGACCGAAGCCCAGCAGCGCCTGGCGTCTTTGACGTACGAGCAGAACCAGATCGATCGCGCCAATCAGGAGCGCGCAGCGTGGGCCGCGCAGCAACAAGCGGCTGCCCAGCAGCCGGCTCAACAACCTGTCCAGCAACAGCAGCGTCAGGTCGATCCTCGCGTCGAGGAGTGGGCTGAGAGAAACAAGTGGTACGGGCGAGATAACGTCATGACCCACGCCGCTTGGGGAATTCATCGTCAGTTGATCCAAGTTGAGGGATTTGACCCGAGCTCGGACGAGTACTATGATGAACTTGACAAACGTATCAGAGAGTCGTTTCCGCATAAGTTTGCGGAAAACAATGCTGGTACGCAGAGGGCTACGAGATCCGTGCAGACCGTAGCACCCGCCTCCCGTTCAACCGGGGTAAACAATGCTGCACGCCGCACTGTCAAGTTGACCCCTAGTCAAGTGGCAATTGCTAAAAAGCTGGGCGTTCCCCTTGAGGAATACGCCAAGTACGTGAAGGAGTAAGGAAACATGAGCGACGTTAAAACCCTTAATCGCACTTCCCGAGAAGCTGATGCTCGTGGAAAGTCTGCGCGACGTAAGCCATGGGCTCCGCCTTCTCGCTTGGATGCGCCTCCGGCCCCTGTAGGTTACAAGCACCGCTGGATCCGAGCTTCGGCAGGTGGGGTAGAAGATCGTACGAACATCGCAGGTCGTCTCCGTGAGGGGTACGAGCTGGTTCGTGCGGATGAGTACCCTGACTTCCCGGTTCCAACGTCGGACGATGGTCGACATGCTGGCGTGATCAGCGTGGGAGGCCTTCTTCTTGCTCGTATTCCCGAGGAAACGGTCGAAGAGCGCAATGCGCATTACCGAGGCAAGGCGAGCGACCAAATGCAGGCTGCTGATAACGAGCTCATGAAAAGCAATGCTCATTCGAGCATGGTCATTGAGCGACCGAATCGCAGATCCCGTGTTTCATTCGGCGGTTCCAAAGGAACCAGTGAATAACTTTTTCAGAGGATTAATCAAATGGCAAACGTAGATAAAGCCTTTGGTTTCCGTCCTCTCGGCAATCTGTCTGCGACTGGAGCCCAGAAGCAGTACGGTTACGAGATTGCGGACAATCAATCAGGTGCGATTTTCCAGGGCGACCTGGTGACGATCGTGAACGGTTATGTCGTTAAGTTCGCTCCGGCTACGCACGCTGCGGCGCTGGGGGTGTTCAACGGCTGCTTCTATGTCGACCCGACCACGGGCAAGCCGACTTGGAAGAACTACTATCCGGGCAGCGTCAACATCACCTCCGGCAAGATCGTTGCCGACGTGCTTGACGACCCGAGTCAGTTGTTCATTGTCCAGGCCGACGAGGACATCGAGCAGGCCGATATCGGCAAGAACGCTGACGTCGTTGGAACGGGCGGCAGCACCACCACGGGCGTGTCGACGATGGAATTGGATTCGTCCACCATCGCTGATACGGCGGCACTCAACCTCAAGATCGTTGGTCTCTGGAATGTTCCGGGCAACGAGCTGGGGAACTTTGCCGTGGTCGTTGTGAAAATCAACGAGCACCTGTACGGCAGCACCGGCGTCAAGGCCGTAACCTGATTTATAGGGGCATAAAAAATGGCTATTTCACGTGCACAATTAGTCAAGGAACTCGAGCCGGGCTTGAATGCTCTGTTCGGCCTTGAGTACAAGAACTACGAAAACGAGCACGCCGAGATCTACTCGGTGGAGACCTCGGATCGTGCGTTCGAAGAAGAGGTCATGGAGTCGGGCTTCGGTGAAGCTCCGGTGAAGACGGAAGGCGCTGGCGTTGCATACGACCAGGCGCAGGAAGTCTACACCTCGCGCTACACCCACGAGACCGTCGCTCTGGCGTTTTCGCTCACCGAGGAAGCCGTTGAGGACAACCTCTACGACAAGCTCTCGGCGCGTTACACCAAGGCGCTGGCTCGTTCGATGGCTCAGACGAAGCAGATCAAGGCTGCCAGCGTGCTCAACGGCGCGTTCGACACCTCGATCGGCGGCGACGGAAAGCCGCTGTGTGCGCTCGATCACCCGACCCTCTCGGGTCCGGATCTGAAGAACGAGCTCACCACGGCTGCTGACCTGAGCGAGACCTCGCTTGAGCAGGCTTTGATCGACATCGCTGCGTTCATCGACGAGCGCGGCCTGAAGATCGCTGTTCAGGGCTTGAAGCTCATCATCCCGAAGGAACTCATGTTTACGGCTGACCGTATCCTCAAGTCGACGCTGCGCGTTGGCACTGCGGATAACGACATCAACGCCGTGAAGAACATGGGCATGGTGCCGCAGGGCTACACCGTGAACCACTTCTTGACCGACCCGGACGCTTGGTTCATCAAGACCGACGCCCCGAACGGCATGAAGATGTTCCAGCGTGTTGCCATCAAGACTGGTTTCGAGGGCGACTTCGATACCGGCAACGTGCGGTACAAGGCTCGCGAGCGCTACAGCTTCGGCTTCAGCGACCCGCGTGGCATCTTCGGATCGCCTGGCGCTGCCTAAAAAGCAGACGAGAGGGGGCCGCAAGGCCCCCTTTCTCTATGCACGTTATTCACGTATAGTCAAATTTCCGGGGATATTCCGGTGCGTCTGACAGCCTCCCCGGCTGACGACATGCAGACAGCCGCACCGAACTCGCATGTGAGGACAATTCGATGGCGAATACAACTTTTTCCGGTCCGGTAATCTCGACCAATGGCTTCATCGCCGGTTCCGGTACCACCGTCGTTACCGCTGTTTTGACGGCGACTTCGACGATCGACTTTACTTCTCTTTCGGCCAACACCACCGCTGACTCGTCTGGCATCACCGTGACTGGCGCGGCCGTGGGCGACGTCGTGATGGTCGGCCCTCCGGCTGCAATCGAGTCGGGCCTTGTTGTGACGGGCTACGTCTCTGCTGCGAACACCGTTAAGGTTCGCGTTGCTAACGTGACGGCTTCTCCGATCGACCCGGCCTCTGGCTCCTTCCGAGTCACCGTTCTCAAAGTAGCCTAATAGGAGGCTCGCCATGAGCTTCGCTAGTGACGTTAAGGCAAAAACCGTTGTCGCTACCGGCGACGCGGTGAATGGCCGCACACGCGTGCAAGGCGTGTACTTCACCAACACAGGTACGGCATCAGGCTTCACCCTTAAGACGGGTGGGGTCAGTGGCACGACGATCCTTGACATCAAGACTCCGGCATCTGCCGGAGCCTATGACCTCATCATTCCAGATGACGGGATCCTCGCCACCGACGGCGTGTACGTAACGCTTGCCGATGCGCAAGTGTTGAGCGTCACCGTGCTGTACGTGGGTGGAGCGCCAGCCTAATGCCTGGTTGCATGGGGGTGGCTATGCGTGGCGGCGGCGCTGTACGCAAGGGCATGGGCATCAAAACTTCGGTCAAGAGCGGTAACTTCCGCCCGACGAAGCAAGGTGCCGGCATGACCAAAAAAGGCGTTGCCGCCTATCGCAAAGCCAATCCCGGCAGCAAACTTCAGACGGCCGTGACGGAATCGAATCCGGGCCCTGCTCGGGCAAAGCGACGTAAGTCGTTTTGTGCACGTTCCGCCGGCCAGATGAAGATGTACCCAGAAGCGGCCAAGGATCCAAACAGCCGGATCCGGCAGGCCCGTCGGCGATGGAAGTGTTAGTCGATGGAAATCATGATCTGGAACATCATCCTGTCAGCGATAGTGACCGGGATGGGATTCATGCTAAAGGGTAAGTTTGATGAACTGGCTCGGCTGAATATTTTGCTCAACCGGACCCGTGAGGAGATTGCGAGAGATCACATTACTCGCAGAGAAGTGGACGATAGAATCGAGAAGTTTGTCGCGCATGTTGACCAACGATTCAATCGTCTTGAAGCTAAACTTGACGAAATTCGTACTACGAGGGATTAACAATGCCTGGCAAACTCAAGATGGTCATGAAGGGCGGTAAGAAGGTTCCTTCTTTCGCTGCTGATGGCGTCGGTAAGATGAAGAAGGGTGGTATGGCCGATAAGAAAGGCCGTGCCATGAAGAGCAACAGCAAGGACGCGCGCGGTCGCGCGATGCGGGGTAAGTAACATGGCCGGACGTGGCATGGGCGCAGCCGTTCGCGGTGGTGGCGCTGTTGGAAAAGGTCCCAAAAACCACATGGTGTCGGAGCCCAGCATGAAGACCGGTAAGGTCGTCATGGCCTCTAAGGGCGGTGCTATCAACCAGCACAAAGAGATGGCCATGGGCATGATGGGCGGCGGCATGGCTCGCGGCTACAAGAAGGGCGGCATGGCCAAGAAGAAGGTCAAAAAGATGCGCTACGGCGGATCTTGCGGCTAATCGATGCCTACCTCCGGCACAACAGACTTCAACCTATCGATTGATGATTTGGTTGAAGAAGCATTTGAGCGTTGCGGCATGCGGCCGACGAGCGGCTATCAGCTCAACTCCGCACGTCGCTCGCTCAATTTGCTGTTTCTGGATTGGGCCAATCGTGGCTTGAATCTTTGGACCATTGAGCAGGCCACGTACACCCTGACTCAAGGCACCAATGAGATCGCTCTGGCGGCTGATACGGTCAATGTCTTGGAGGCGATTATTCGCCAAAACAACCAAGGCATTAACACCGATGTGTACATCGAGCGTATCAGCCGAGAAGACTGGTTGAACGTCCCTGACAAGACAACACAAGCTCGTCCGGCACAGTTCTATGTCCAACGCACCAACATCCCTAAAGTGTTCTTCTACCCGGCGGCCGACCAGACATACACCTTTGTCTACTATCGGATTCGTCGGATTCAAGACGCTGGCGCGTACACCAATGATGCGGACATTAATTTTCGCTTCCTGCCGTGTCTTGCGTCGGGACTGGCTTACCAGTTGTCGTTGAAGTTTGCGCCGGATCGTACGGCGGCACTCAAGGCGATTTACGAAGAGGACTTCAACCGCGCCGCCATGGAAGATCGGGATACTGCCAGTGTGCAGTTCATCCCAGACATGGGGGTCTAAGTGGCCTACGCAACCGGCAAATTCTCCTACGGTCTGTGCGACTATTGTGGGCAGCGATATGCCTACAACACCCTGCGCAAGAACTGGCAGGGGTACATGGTTTGTCCGGACGACTACGAGCCGAAAGAGCCGCAGCTTGAGCCGTTGCGTTACCGTGGTGACGCGATCGCTCTGCGCGATCCGAGGCCCGATCGCATTGAACCTGTTTCCGTGTACGTTGGCGCGCCCGGCTTTACGGCTTTTCAGAGTTACGGCTCTGCTCGTAACACGAACGATATGCGGCCTTACATCGAGGGCCAGGCTTTGATCGCTCAAGGCGTAGTGGGGTCAGTTCTGGTGGCTACATCATGACGTACGACGAATTAGTCACGAACATTCGGAACTACACCGAGGTGAACTCTAACGTGTTCACCAATGCGGTGATCAATACGTTCATCACGATGGCGGAGAACCAGATTCTTCGCGAGATCGACCTTGACGTATTCAAGCTCGAAGCCACCGCCAACATGACATCGGGCAACAAGTTCCTGTCTGCCCCGAGTGACATCCTGACCCATCGGTACATGATGATCACGTCGAACAACAACCAGATCTTCCTGGATTTCCGTGATACGTCGTTCATGAAGGAATACTGGCCGAACGGCAACACGACTGGCGTGCCCAAGTACTACTCGGTGTGGGATCAAAACACGTTCTACATCGCGCCCACTCCAAACTTAAACTACGTGGTGGAGCTAGGCTACATCTACCGCCCGGCGCAGTTGTCGCCGGCGACCCCGACGACCTGGATCAGCACGAATGCTCCGGAAGCCCTGCTTTATTCCTGTTTGATTCAGGCCTACAGCTACACCAAGGGCCCGGACAACATGCTCCAGTACTTCCGCAATTCGTATCGCGAAGCGATACAGGGCCTGGGCATCGAGCAGCAGGGACGCCGCCGCCGCGACGAGTACCGCGATGGTATGATTCGTATGCCGCTTAAATCGGAGTCGCCCGGTCCATGATCAATGTTTCATCGCCCGTCCTAGTCGGCGGAGTACAAGTCCAAACTACCCAGTTCCGTGGGTGGTCGGCGGAAGAGCTTGCCCAGCGAGCGGCTGACAAGATCGTCTATGTTGGCGATCAGTCTCACCCAGCCATTCGGGAGCAGGCGATAGCGTTCAAAGAGAGCGTGAGACAGGTGGTCGCCTTCTATTTGAAGGAGGCCGTCGAGCAGGACCGAATCACGGTAGCCAATAAGCTCCGTGAGGCGGGACACCCAGAGCTGGTCCATTTGTTAGGAGAATAGAGATGGCATTTTCAGGCAACTTTATGTGCACCAGCTTCAAGGTGGAGCTGATGCAGGCCGTGCACAACTTTACTGCAAGCACGGGCAACACCTTCAAGCTCGCGCTGTACGACAACAGTGCGTCGTTCACGGCGGCGACTACCGCTTACACCGCAACAAACGAAGTGGCGAACTCAGGTTCGTACACGGCCGGTGGCGGTACGTTGACGAACGTCACGCCGACCTCGAGTGGCACGACGGCGTTCACGGACTTCGCGGATTTGTCGTTCACGAGTGCGACCATCACTGCTTACGGTGCGTTGATCTACAACGACACGGCGGCTGGCGATCCGGCGGTGTGTGTACTGGACTTCGGTGGTGCGAAAACCTCGACCAACGGCACGTTCACGATCATCTTCCCGACGGCTGACGCGACGAACGCAATTATCCGTATCGCTTAACGGGGGTCGACATGGCCCTTGTCCTTAAGGATCGCGTTCAGGAGACCACGACTAGCACTGGCACGGGAACAATAACCCTGGCCGGTGCTGTCACCGGTTTTCAGTCGTTCGCTGCTATTGGTAACGGCAACGAGACCTACTACGTCATTGCCGCTCAGACGGGCGGTCAGTGGGAAGTGGGCGTGGGCACGTATACGTCGTCAGGTACTACCCTGTCGCGAACCACGGTGCTGTCGTCCAGTAACTCCGGTTCGCTGGTGGATTTCTCTGCCGGCGTAAAGAACGTCTTCGTCACCTATCCGTCTGAGAAGTCGGTCAACGAGGATCTGCTGGGCGACGTCACGGTAGCTGGCTCGATCACGGGCGAGGAGTTACTGGCCTCTAACGGCATTGTGCTCAACAAAGACATTTCTGCCAGCAACTATACGTTTCCCGCTGACTACAACGGCTTGACCGTCGGTCCGCACACCGTCTCCTCTGGAGTGGCCATCACGGTCGCTGCTGGCCAGCGCTGGGTAGTGATATGAGTACGATTAACGCAGGCTCTACGACACCAACAGCGCTCACGCTGACGGGTAACACTGACGGTACGCTTGATTTTGCGACCGGCGGTACGATTCGTTTGACGCTGACCTCTGGCGGCAACCTGAACTTTGCGGGTACTGGCCAGCGCATCACGGGCGACTTTAGTAACGCCACTACCGCCAATCGCCTTGCGTTTCAAACCAGCACCACAAATGGCGCAACGGTTGTTGGAGCGATTCCTAACGGCACAAGCAACGAATCGCGTTTTGTCGTTTATTCAACAAGCGATCCAAATAACAGCTCAATCGGTCAGGTAATGTTTTCTGGAACGAGTGACTTTTCAATTCGTTCTGGACTGCAAGGTACCGGCAGTAACCTCCCGATGACCTTCTACACCGGGGGCAGTGAGCGGGTAAGGATAGACTCATCCGGCAACGTCGGCATTGGGACGGCTTCGCCGGGTGTAAAATTAGATGTTAGTGGCAGCGTTAGATCAACCGCAGTCGGTGTTTCCCTTGATAACGGCGTTAACTTTAATTCGTTTGGAGACACTAACAGCCTAATAAAAGCAAACTCCGTCTCTGGCGCAATGGAGTATTACGGATTCAACGGCCATCAATTTATTACGACAAACGGTGGTGCGAATACTCGCGTAACCATTGCCTCTTCCGGCAACGTCGCGATCGGCGGAACGCCAAGTGCGTGGGGCAGCGACACTCGGGCACTGCAGATCTTCAATAGGACATCCTTATCCGATCTGCAAAGCACAACTCAACTAACTAATAACGGATACTGGACCGGTAGTGGTTGGATTTACTTGCAAACTGCCGCAGCAGGTAACTACAACATCAACGGCAACACGCATATTTGGCGCTATGCCGCGTCGGGTACGGCCGGAAACGCCATAACGTGGGCAGAGGCAATGCGCATTGACTCCTCCGGCAACGCCATGATCGGCACCGCCAGTCAATACGGCAGTGCAAAGTTAAGCGTTGCTGGCTCTGTGGTCGCAACGGGCGGATGGGACGGAACTAACAGTTCTGCTGGAAAGCTCGGCGGAGTTGTCCAGTCGTTTGCTTGTGAGAGAAGCGGCACGGGCGCTTCTGGTCAGGTAATGTCTTTCGGTAACGGTGCAGCGGCCGGTAAAGGTCTTCGAATGCCATTTGCTGGCAAGGTGTTAGTGGCGACGTTAGCAGGTACCGGCATTGATGGCACTGTAACCATTGATGTCTACAAGAACGGTGCTACGAACACCAGCTACCGCTTGACAGCAACCAACGTTGGCGCTGCCGATGTAGGAGTCACGCAGAACTGGAGCAGTTCTCCACTGACGTTTGCCGCAGGAGATACCATCGGATGGCATCAGACGGTAGTTCCCACGGCCGCCATCACGTACAACGTTTCGTTTTACGTGATCTTTGATTAGGCGCTGCTGTAGGTAATTAGGAGTTATAAATGGCTAGTACCATCAACGCCACTGGCAGCGGTGTAGTTATCACTGGCGACTCTAGTGGCGCATTAAACCTGCAAGTTGGTGGGTCAAACGCTATTCAGATCTCTTCGGGCGGCGCGACCACGATCAGCAGCCTCAGTACCACGGGCAGCACCATTTCGTCCGGCAACCTGGCCTTCACGGGCACAGGACAACGGATCACGGGCGACATGAGCACGACCACGTTTGTGGATCGTTTGTCGTTTCAGACAACCGTGACAAACGGAGTCACATCAATATCGGCACTGCCAAACGGCACTGCCACCGGATCAAATGCTAATTTCTACAATAACAGTGACCCTACAAACTCCGGGTTGATGCTAGTTGGCGCGCTTTCGTCAGAAGCAATCATTAACTCAACCATTCGCGGTACTGGCTCCTACCTTCCAATGACCTTCTACACAGGGGGCAGCGAGAGGGTTCGGCTAGATACGTCTGGAAACCTGCTTGTCGGTACTTCCACAACTATTGGAACATCCAACGCTACCCTACAGGTTCTAAGGTCTGCTAGTAGTTCTATCACGATCGCGACGTCAACCATTCCTGTAAATACGGCAAGTTTTGCTGGTATAGACGGCTGGGGGTTTGACGGCTCTACGTACTTTGCTGCCGGAACACTTAACTTCCGAGCTGCCGAAGGCTGGTCAACTACAAACCACGGCTCTGATATCCAATTCCGTACCACCGCCAGTGGCTCTGGAGGCGCTTTATTTGAGGTAATGCGTCTGACCTCTACCGGCGCTTTAGCCTTTAATGGCTCAACTAATTACGGCTCTTCCGGGCAGGTACTAACGTCTAACGGTAATGCGCCCCCGACTTGGCAGTTGCCGGCTGGCCTTCCGACGATGAACATTGTCAGCGGCACTACGCAGGCCGCCGTTGCCAATAACCATTATGTTTTGACGAACGCTTCGGCTACTACCGTAACCTTGCCTGCTTCTCCATCCGCCGGAGCCGTGGTATGGGTAACCGTAGCAAACGGGCGGGTAGACAACGTAATCGCTCGTAACGGGTCAAACATTAATAGTCTTGCTGAAAACATGACTATTGATAGCGCATATGCAGGCGTACAGCTTCGCTATGCTGACGCAACAAGAGGTTGGGTGTTCACATGAGTACATTGAGTCAATTTGTAGGTGGGCCTGCCCGAGTAACCACTTACACCAGCGGTAGTGGGACATTCACGCCGCTTAGTACAACGAAGTCGTTTGCTCGCGTCACGGTAGTGGGCGGTGGCGCAAGTGGTGCTGGTGGAGCAAACGGTAGCTTCAATGGCGGCGCTGGCGGCGGTGCCGGTGCAACCAAAGAGATGTGGGTAAAGCTAACTGAAGCATCGTATTCGTACAGTGTTGGGGCAGGTGGTGCTGCTGTTGGCACTCAAATAGCTGGAAATAACGGTTCGAAGTCTGTTTTTGGCTCTATCGTTGCAAACGGTGGGGCTGGTCCCGGTTGGTCCGGGGGAGGTACCGTTCAGGGCGGAACGGGTGGCGGCGTTACATCAGGAGACGGCGTAAGAATTGGAGCTTCTGGGGACAGTGGCGGTTGTGGTGGAGGAATCGCGTCGGCTGTAGGCCATCCCGGATTTGCTATTGGATTTCCTGCTGCTGGC